TAGTTTATTGTCGGTTTGTGCCGCATTAAGTGCCTGTTCTTTTAGTTGGTCACGCATTGTTTTGCCCTCCTTATTGTCTTTCATATAGTCTTGAAGCATCAAGATTATATCGTGTACCCCAGACAAATATCCGTCAGCCAAAGCTTCCGCAATCTTGTCCATACTTATTATGCGCAACCGCTCAAGCGGTTGCGCATATTGAGGATGCTTGACGCAAACCTCATCAATTATCGATTGAATCTCTTTCATATTCCAAATCGTGAACACGTTTCCATGCAAGTCTTTCCGACCTGTCATAACTCTCAACTTGCCATTCAAGTGACCGGACTTTGGCCCTCAAATCAACAACCTCGTCAACTGCGCTGATATAGTTTTCTTCCATTAGAAGTTTTAATAAATAAGGCGATCAATGGAGCAAAATAATAAGCCCGTTGCATCTTAGTAGCAATCTGTACCTTGATTGATTAAGGAACCACAATATCCAACTCAGGTGCAGCGGATATGAGTTCGTTTATTGAGTAGCCGTTGAAGGTGATTGGCTCGCCCGTTGCAGGGTCGAGCATTGCTTCACCATTCTCGTTCTTTCTAGGAACCGGCTCCGTCTTGATCGTGGCATAGGCAGCCTTTCCCTTGTATATGTCAGGATCAGGCTGGACAGTCTCCCAAGGGTGAGCCTTATCAGAACACTTAACCTCGGATGACAGCCCAAGAGTGCGGCGCAACTTCTTGAGCTGACCCGCCATCTTTTCTATGTACGTCACGAATTGACGGAATTGTAATCCGGCAATCTTGACATTCCCCAAGGCATCATCTTCGATAGACTCGGGTGCAACGATCTCCCAAGACAGAACAACCATAGGATTGCCAGCTTGAGATGTTTTCGATTCCGCATCAGCGACACGGATTGTGTAGGTATTCGACGGCAGAAACGGCCTTGCGTTCTCTGTTACGTCATTCAGGTTTATAGTAGGCATTGTTTTGTTTTATCCTTGCATCATGCAAGAAATTGAATTGACACATGGGCGATCAATGCAGGTGAAGGCTTGCCTAAGCAACTTTAGCGAGGAGCTAAGGCATGAACACAACCCAGTTGCATCTTAATAGCACTCTTGTACCCATGTGTCATTTGTATTATTCACTCAGTTCTAGGTTATGATCGGCTAGATTACGGATGACTTCGGAGAGACATCCCTTACCAAAATAGCGCATCTTCAACAAGTCAGCTTCAGTCTTATGGAGCAGATCGCTTATGTGTTCTATTCCATGTGCACGGAAACAGTTAGAGACACGATGAGTCCAATGTATGTCATTGATTTCTGAGTAGTAATCAATTGTGGTATTTCTTTGGATTGTCTCATGAATGCGATCAAAAGTTTCTGCATCACTCTGCAAATAACGATCACCACCATGTAGTGACCAGATTTTTGTGCGGTGTTCAATCAACTGCTCGTGGCAACCGGAATCATCCTCCCGATATGCCAAACTTTGAACAACCATGCCAGAGTCTAGGTTAATCAAAGTTTGGCCTTTATCACCGGCTGTGTTATTCATTTTTATCCAATTATTCATAATATTTCTCCATGCTGTTGATTACTGTGTTGAGATCATTGGGTATGTACATGTCGCTGAACATTCCCATCGGAGTCTTTGCGGAGGTTATCCCGTCAGAGTTTGTTTGGAAACAATACTCAATGGAATCTTTCTCGCGCCTGACTTCGGTGAACAAGACTAAAAGGAATTCCTTTTCAATACAGCCTTCGTGTACCTTGCCCTGCACCTTGATGCGTCGGGTGTTGTACTCGCCGCCGGTTGGTTGCATGATCTTGACGATCTCGTCAATGGCCGTAACAACGACTGTTGCCTTCTCGTTCTTTAGGCTTTCGAGGGTGTCACGGATTTTTTTGTTGTAATAGTTCCAAATATCAAAGCCCTTGTACTGTTTCTGGGCTACGTCTATGAGGATTTCACAATACTTTGTGAACGACTCAATGACAACGATGTTGGCGTTCTTCGTGGCCGTTTCAATTGCCTGTTTTATTTCAGGCAGTATTGTCGCGGTGATGGTTTGGAAGTTCTTGGCTTCCTTGAATGGGAAACCTTTGCGCTCAAGATCAATGATGATCGTCTCATTGAGCGGTAGATTTCTCAGCGATGTCGATTTGCCGGTTCCGCTGGAACCAACTATTCCTATCAGTGGTTTATTCATTTTTTAGTTTTTCTTTCAATACAATGAGGTAGTGAAACTGGTCGATGTTCTCTTCGATGGCTGCGTCTATTAGTTGTGTGGCAGTCATGCGCCACATTCCCTTGTCGCCTTTTGGATTGTGTTCAAGCATTCCAACGTCGAATTTCTTGGGTGCTTCACACACGAAATGTGCAAGCGCGAGTCGTTTTATCTCAGGATCGGTCATGTCTGAAACTTTAACGGATCATAGAGTTTTGTATAGTAATCATTGTCGATCACGTTCTCAGCGAATTCACCCGCATTACAGATTGGAGCGAATCTGCACATGCCAAACTTTGTCTCGCAACAGTTGAAGTTGGGCAGGAACTTTGGCTCTCCATCCAGACTTTCAGTTAGAGTATCGACAAACTTGACGATGGTCTCGGTCAAGTGCAGCTCAAACTTTTCCATCCTGTCCTTGGTGAAATCCAAGATGGCACTACGCTGAAACTTGTTCTTGCCCGAACGAGAGAGGAAGATGCCGTTGATAACTGCCTGATAATTTTTGTCGGGGAAGAGTTTGCGAAGAATCATCGTGTAGACCATGAGTTGCGTGGACATTCGGAAGGCATTCAAGAACCTGTCAACGGCTGTGACGGCTGTTGACTTGTGGTCACAAAGGATTGATTGACCGAAGTAGGTTCCGATGAAGTCAATTGTGCCGCATAAAAGAACGTCGATTGTGCCGTTGGTGTAGAATGGGAAAGCAAACTTCATCTCAAGCAGAGGTTTGCCCTCGTGTTTCTCGACCACAAGACCATCCACATCTGCGTAGTTATCGAAGTATTGAGTGAGGCAGTTGGTCAAATGACCGGCAGTTCGCCAATCAGTTTCAGGCACAATGATTTCAGGCTTTGTGTAGTGAGTCAGGGCAGCTGTCATTGCCTCGGTTCTGTCACCCGTGGCGTAAAATGATTCAAGTGCCTTGTGATAGGCTGTGCCGTACTCCATCTTGTGATTGTGATCGTTGTTTCTCAGACCACGAACGATTGTGTAGTACAGTTTTAGGTCACAGGTTGCCTCTCTGTATGCCGAGGCATCTATTTTCAGGATGTACCTGTCTTCACTTTTTTCTAATAAGGTTTTCAAGGTTTATTCTTCCGCGAGTTTTCTTTGTTAGCTGTAGCTCTTCAGCTTCTGGTGGACGAGCGATCTTCAGATATGGTTCCATGTGGGCTAGAAGTTCTGAGTCTGTCATCTTCTCCAGCCGATCAACTGATACGTCCAGTAGTTGTTCCAATGTCATGTCTTGATGTCAAAGGCTGCCAGAATTAGACAGCCAAAGAAGATGATGCAAAATAGTATTGTGATTATGTCAAAGAATATCATTTCATTACGCGCACGCTTGTTTCAGTTATGTCCACCTCGGACTCCGGGCCAATCAGATTGTGTACCCACTCCTTGTCGTCAGGACTGACGGCAACTTTACGCTCAAACAGTTCCTCTTCAGGGGCTGTCTTGTACCAAGTTTCGAGGTCGTTCTTCCACTTGAGACTGTCGTTGTATTCGTACTCGATCTCCCGGCTTGCGAGACGGTTCTTTGTTGTGTCCTTGAAGTAGACAAGGATTCCACCGTCGAGCTTGCGCACGGAGACGCGAGAGCGTAGGAGTGTGTACTTGTTCTCGTCAAAGTTATCGACGATGAACTTGAATCCATCGTTGAACTTGACGTAGAGAGTGTTGGGCGAGTAGCCGGTGGACTCTGTGGTCATGTAGACATCCTTGCCTGTCTCCAGTAGACGGTCGAGAATTGGCTGGATTTGCTTCGCCGCTGACGGCGAGTAGCTCGACCGCTTTAGCTTCATCGATTCCTTGTGAGGAATGGATGCTATGAAAGTGTCTTTGCTTTGCATTGTTCCATTAATTCTCTGGCTTTATCATGTTCACCAGCAGCAACAGCCGCTTCGGACAGGAGGAATAGTTTGCGAGCCGACAGTTCCTTGACGGTTGGATGCCACTCTTTAGCTTGGTCTTGTGACAGGACACAGCCGTCAGGATACTTTTGAAACAAGTCTTCCTTGAATCTCTCCAACTGGGAAGATGGTAGATTCTTGGGTAGATTGTTCTTTGTCTTGGTTCTCAGCCGGGACTGTATCTGTTGATTGAGAAGGGCAAGACAGGTCGGTTCTGTGTATGCTGAGACTACTTCTTCGATAGTTTCAAAGACAGGGACGTAGAACTTTAGTCCCTTGAAGTCTCCTTCGACGAATTTCTCTTGTTTATATTTCATAAAAGGGCAATTGTTAAACCCGATGACATATCAGCAGGAAGTGTGCCAACTTTTTGGGGGTCGGTATTATTGATAGATGATTAATTCGCCCAACACTTTGTACCGAGCGATAATGCTTTGTAGTTCTCTGTAGTTTCCAGTAAGTTCTGTTAAATTTGTTATTTTGTTGGTGAGGTCTTTAGCTTCTTTCTTGCCAAAGCCTGTTTCTGTCAGGTAGAGCGTGATGTCGTTGGGTCTTTCTCTCAGTGGGGTTGTCTGGATTATGAAGACCGAGATGCGGTGGAACAGGTCTAATCTAAAGCGTTTCTCTTTCACTTCGATGCGAAGGTCTTTGTTGGTTGAGAAGACCAGCCGACAACTGGCTGGTGTGAGTCTGGTACTACCTATCTTGCGAAACTTCTTATGCTGAATGAATCGTAAGAGCTTGGGCTGGAGAAGTAGGGGAAGCTCGCCTATCTCGTCAAGGAAGAGTGTGCCACCGTCAGCTTGCTGGACTAGGCCGGTTGTATCACGGGTTGCACCCGTGAATGCACCTTGTGCATGGCCAAACATCTGTGACTCAAAGATTTCTGGTTGAAGTGTTGTAACATTGATTGGTACGAAGTTGTCACCGTGGCGATGTCGATCAGTTGGGGTTTGGCCTTGTCTTCGGTTGCCGTGTAGGATGTTGGCCATCTCTTCTTTACCTGTGCCGGACTCCCCCGTCACTAGGACGGGGTCGTCTCGGCTGGCCAATACTTGAGCAAACCGAATTTGGTCAAGCATGTGTGAGTCTTCGGTTATCAGATCAGGCATCGATTTCTTCTACATCAACCCAATCTACTTTCAATATCTTTTTCCAATCCCACTCACTTGGATGCCCGTCAAAAGACGAGTGTTCAAAGGTGAGCTTGATTGTTATTTCCTTTATCTCCTCCTTTTCAATGGGTGGAGTTTCATTCTCATGCTGGCCCCAAGCGTCTAGTGAAGTCCAACTCATTGCTTTGATAAGAAGTTGAGTACCCGATGAGAAGTGTGCTGGGCTAACTCAAAACTCTTCTCTGAAAGAGGGGTGAGTTCTTGAGTGACAGCGTTGTACAGGTTGTAGATGTTGCGGCTATGGTCTAACTCGTAGGTTGGATTAGTCCAAGTCTCTTCGATTCTCTTTGCTCGACGGTCGCCAAGCCCCATCTTCTTGATGAGAACAGAACCTTCATCTTGTGTTATCTGTCGGTTAGACATTGCCTTGTAGAAATCAACAGCAGCAAGCCATTGAAATCGTGACTCCTTGATTGTGTCCCGCAAAAACTTTAGGTCGATGCGGTTGTTGTGTACCTTGGT